AACTATTGGTAAGTACTCAACCGGAGAAACAGTTCCTGGCTCTAAATCATCCAAGACTGTGAACATAAGAAATTGTAGCTCACGTGATGTCTGAGTTAGAGATAGCACAATAGGATGGCTACCAGAAAGGTCGCCAATACTCCTATCTGTCAAGGCCTTATCACTGCAAGGCACGCAAATGGATTTAAAACCATCTTGTATGTCGGGTAAATCCCGTTCCATATCAAGTGATTTTATCTTCATTGCTTTATTTATTATATTTTGTGTCCGTTTAGTTGTGATGCGTTGCATCATTTCTTCACGGGTGAGACAAAAGGTTGAAGAACCTATCTTAATTTCAAGATGGGCGTCAACATTGTTTCTTAACCAAGATATATATCTAAAGCGCTGAAGGTCCTCCGATTTAAGGACCCGATGCAAACCGTAGTGATCTGTATCAGGGGCGATGAAACCTCTCTCACGTAATATATCTACGAGATCAAGTAAATGAATTTCACTACTTTTCTCGAGAATATTATGTTTGATTGATGACATTTCCTGACCTCGTAGAGCGAGCCTTTTGGCAAACTCTATTTGGTTATTATCCTTGTCACCAAGAACTGATTTTGTAATATTGATTTTAACACCAATCATACTCATCACGTTTTGGTAGCGCTGTGCCACTTCTCTATCATAAATCACGACATCATCTCCAAGGAGCCGATACTGTTTGAAGAATCGTAGTGGTTTTCCACTATGAAACCTCTCATAGTTTGCGGCAAATTGGATGAAATCGTGATGCCATAATGAGAAACTAGGAAAGGATGATAGTAAGCCTAATGGCTGACCTACCTCCCATCTTACATTTCTCTTTAATGGTTTGATATAGAAGTTACGCTTCGTCATTACTCGGTACCAACTATCGGCTACATGTAGATTACTCATAAGCTGAAGACGGTATTTCTGCATTTTTGCAGGAATTCTATCTGAAGCAGATGATAAATCAAAACAATAAGTCGGTTTACCTCTGCTATGCAGTACAAGGTTGTTGAAACCTTTATTCTGATTCGCAGTTGTATCCGTATTTATTGATTCTAGTGTCCTATTCAGAGAGATCTGTATAGGCTTCAATGATAATTGACTCCAGTAATCTCCTATAGCAAACTTTCTTGTTTTACCACCGGGTTCGGCTGTGAAGCCTAACCTACCGGTATGCAAGTCAGTTATGTTAGTTTCTAATTCAGATTGTTTTTCCATCCAAGAAGTAATCCAATCTTGCTTTAAAGCATTATTGAGATCCTTAATGGATGAATACAATACTGAATCATTAACAACAGCCTTGGCATCTAAGTGTGAACATGCTACAGCAGGTCCGTTCGGACCTTTTGATAGTGTGGTCAGCACTTTTGACCATGGTGCTATTGGATCTTGTAGAGAACCTAAATACCAGTTACGGGTTTTGACAAAACGTTTTAGAAATTTATTAAACTTTCTAGTGAGATTCAGAACTGCATATTCCTCTTGAGGAGTATGTTTGGCCGTAATCGCATCTAGATCAGAATAATCTATATCTAAACGTATTTGTTCATAACCACGAACTATAGTTAGGGCGACTCTTTGTTCATCCTTACTACCTTTGATGAGTGGTCTCAACGACCACAAGGTTTTGGGGATTCCCAATTTGTCGACTCTACAGAACGATAACGGTTGAGTGGGAAGCTTTAATAGATAGTTTCGTAGAAATGCGTAACTCTCTTTATAGCGTCCTAATGTGTACTGTTTTCCTTTATTCTTTATAGAATATTGGAACTCGGTTTCATACTTAGACCAGATGTCTATTACTTTAGGATATGTTACACTTGTCAGTTTTAGAGAAGCTATAAAAGCTAATCTATTTCTGCTAAGTCGTTTCATATTCTTAAATGTTAATGGGCCTCTTGGGCTGCTCTCTCGTGCGGGAATGCACGGTGCCTCCATCACCACTGGTGACTAAGGAGAAACTGATACCGGTCAAGGGACCGAAA